GCAGCTCGGCGCGGTCGAACTCCCGGTCTTCCTTGCGCATGATCTTTAGCTGGCTGAAGATGCGGCGGTACCACGGCAGCGCTTCGTCCGATTTCTCGCGCTTCACACCCCGGCCGATGACGGCCTTGCCCACTTCGCCGATGGATTTCAGCGGTCCGCCTACCAGATTGCGCAGCTCGTTAGCCGCCTCGATGGCCGGGTCGATCTTTTCCAGATCGCCGCCACCCCCCGCATGTCCGGAAACGGCCGTTTTCAGCCTCGACAGCAGCCCGTCCTTGTCGCGGCCGTTGCTGCCGCCTTCCGTATTGTCGCCGCCAGAGCCGAAGCGTCCGCGCGCGTCGCGCGTCTGCGACGAGCCGGCCGCCTGTGCGCTACGCTCGCGGTTGGCGTGTGATGCCTCGGCGCGCTGCTCCACCGCTGCTTGCTGGGCCTGCTGGCGCGTCAGCTGGCGCACGGCACGCTCCACCGGGTCGCCCGCACGCTGCGCGCTGGAGATGAAGCGGCCCCGGCTGTCCCGCGCGCGCTCGGCGCTGCTCGCGGCGCTGCGCGGTCCGGCAGGCGATGAAGCGACATTGCCGCGTACGGCGGCCGATGCGGCGCGCGGCGCGCCGGCATTCGGATTTGCCGAACGCGCGCGCTGGAGCACGTTGGATCGCACCTGCCCCTTGAGCAGCCGGATCACAGTCGACGTGTCACGCTTGATCGCCTTCAGGGCCGGCGTCATCTCGTCGGCATGGAGCCGGCGGTCGGCGATGAGAAACCCATTTTGATCTGCGTTCATCAGCTTCCTTGGAACATGAAGGTATCGAATTCGGTAAATACGAGCTGGAGCTGCTGCAAGCCCTCTTCGCTGCGCGACAGCTCCGTTTCCAACGACGTGGCGCGCATCGTAAACTCGGTTTCGTAGCCGCCGAATGTCCTCATCACCTCGTCATTGACGGCGGATTCAACCAGCCGGATGCCGATGAGGTAGTCGGCTGGCAAGCCCACGGTACCGTCGGGGTGCGCAACCTGCTTTGCCTTGCCGTCGAACCACCCGCGAATCGTGCCGGCGGCGTCGTCAAACGTCGTGATGCGCATTTCCACCCGCTCGGAACCCGTCACCATGTCCATGACGGCCATCCCGATAGGCTTGGCCTCGCTGCTGATCGTCCACGGCCCGAAATTGACGTCCGTGGCGAACATGTTGAACGTCTTGGAAATGTCGCCGTAGCCCTTGGGCGGGTTCGGATCGCGTATCTCGAAGAACCACAGGTTTTTGCGCGCGTGGTTCCCAGCACGCACCTCTGCCGCGATCCGGGCGGCCTCCAGCGGCGTCAGGCCGCCCAGAAGCGGGTTCGGGTTCGCCTCGAAATAGAGGTGCGCGGCGGTCGGGTTGGACAGTGGGGATTTGATCCCGAGCTTTTGGCGGATCGCGTTCACGCCAGCGCCCAGAAGCGCGTTCGCGTTGCCCTGTTGGATGGCGCGCACAACACCGGCCGCGCCCGGCGCGAGCTTGCCCACGGCGGCCCCGATGACGGCGTTGCCGGCCGCGCGGCTGGCGATGGTCGTGCCGATGCTGCTCACGCTGGACGACAGCTTTTGGCTGAGCAGGTCAAAGAGGCTCATTCTTCGTCTCCGATGTCGCCGCCGGGGGCGTCCTTGTTCGCGCCCCCGAGTCCACCACCGCCCCCGCCACCCCCTTCACCGAAGCCGCCGCCGCCATCCTCGGCCGGCGGCTCCGTCATGTTCTCCACGATGAGGTCAGCCTGCTCCTCGTCCAGCAGCATGATCTTGGTCAGGATTTCTTTCTGGCCCGGCTTCTTCATGCGCAGGTCGCGCAGCTGGGCGAGGGTTTGCGTCAGCAGCATGCCGCTGTTCATGGCCTCGTTCTTGGTTTTCTGCCTTTCGGTTTCGAGGGCGGAAATCGTGCCGTAGAAGTTCACCATCCACGGGCGCTCGTTCGGCGCGAACACGGTCCCGTACTTGTGGTAGGTGTGGACGTCGATGATCTGGTTAAAAAACTCGGTCAGGCCCACCCGGATCAGGCGCGAGCGCTCGGCCGCCTGCGCGGAGGTGCGGAAGAATCCGCCGTCGCCCAGACCGCCCGACAGCAGCTCGGCGAAGCCCAGCATGGACAGGTCAATGCCGAGCGTGGCGGACAGCAGCTTGGCGTAGAACATCACGTCCTCGATGCTGATCGTGCCGCTCGGGCCGCGCCCGCCGCCGCCGGTCAGGAGGAAGGGCTTGCGGCTGGCAATGGCCTCCTCCGCGCGTTTTTTCGACGCCATGAAGATGTTCTTCATGTTCGCCATGTATGACTTGCGCTGCTCCTTCGTCATGCCGTCCATGTTCACGGTCAGCAGGGATTCGTCCATCGAATCGAGAATGCGTTGCCCGGACAGGCCGACAAGCGCCGTCGAAAGCATGTCGTAGGGGTCTTCCGCGCTGTCGAGGAACGAGCCGCCGGCCAGCGAGGGCAGCAGCGGCAGCTCGTTGAGGTCTTCCTCGGCCAGCGCCAGCCGGATCGACTTTTCCATGGCGCGCACCTGCGGAACGTAGACCATGCGCGGCATCTTCAGGCGGGCCATCTGCATCAGGCTCAGGCGCTCGGTGAAGCGCGGGCCGGCGGCGACCACGTAGCCCACCGTCGTGTTTCCGCGTTCGTAGGACGTCACCATGGCCGGGTGCACGATTTCATCCACCAGCACGTCGACCACGCCGCGCTTGCCATCGGTGTAGACCCGTCCGTACGCATCGCCGAAACCCGCGCCATTGAACCCCACCGTGTAGGCAATGCGGTTGAAGATGGGGCACAGGTCGCCCCGGATTTCTTCGACCATCTTCTGCTTGGCCTTGTCGTCCTTGAACGCCGGGTTCCCCTCCAGAAAAACGACGTCGCCCGATGTCTCGTGCCCGCCGAGAGCGGCCGTGACGTGCAGGCGCAGTGCAGTCGAGATGATCGGGTCCGAGACCATTTCGATGCGCTTCTGGTAAATCTGCTGCCGGTTCCGGGCGATCTGCTTGGTGCTCCCCAGCAGCATCGAAATCGACAGGCCATCCGTCATGGCGTCTTGCTGCTCACGCTCCGTGATCTGGTGGCTTTCGACGTTCTTGGGGCCGAACATGCGCGAGAGGAAACCCCGCGTCTTACCGTTCTCGTTGTTGGACATGGCGACTCACAATAATGGACTCAGCCATCATTGTTGCGCCGGCACCGGGCGTGCCCACCCTGCGTTTTCCTCCGATGAAAAAAGCCCGCACGAGGCGGGCTTTGCGGGCACTGGGGCGGGCCGGGTCAGGCTTCGACGCACCCGACAAACTCAATGTCGGCGTCCTGCGTGTCGGCCCATTCCTCGAACTGTTCGATTGCCTCGCCTTCGCTTTCTGCTGTGATGGTGCGCGAGCGGGCGGCCCGGTTGTACGAATAGGTGATGCGGTAGGTGTTCATGGTTGGCGTGAAGTAAAGCGCCCACCGTAGCGGGCGCGGGGTTGGTGTTAGAAGCGGATATTGCCGATGGAAACTTGTCCGTCGATGAACGCTTCCACGGTGTCCAGCGTCAGTGCTTCGGCTTCAGCACGAATGGCGTGGCCGGCGGGGAATTCGATGGCGCAAACGTCGTTCATCCCAACGCGAAAACCTCCGTTGTCGGTGCGCGCCGCAAAGTAGGTGCCGTTGTTAAATTTGAATTCGGTAGTGCGACCCATGTTCATGTTCTGCTCCAGTTCTTCGCCGCGCCCAGTGCGCCGCCATAGGCATTAATGTATGTGATCACAAAATGATCTGTCAAGCGCATAATTTATGTGACGAAAACGAAAAAGCCCGGACATGCCGGGCTCGTGATGGGCGGGGAGAGCGGTCAGGCTTGCCGCGCGCGCTGGTCCGGATCGTCCAGCACGAACGGCCGGCCGCCGATGGTGTATTCGTTGGTAAGCACGCCCGTGGTGCCGATCACGTCGTCGCCGAACGCCCAGCCGGCCAGCAGGGTCAGCTCGGGGTTGACTGCGTAGCCGTCCTTGACCTCGTATTCCGCCGCCCAGCTTGGCTCGTCGTAGGTGCCGACTGAAAGGCCGTTGGCGCGCAGGACGCGCTTCATGGCCCACCAGTAGGGGCCATAGCGCAGGTAGTTCTTCGGGTCTTTCGCCAGCACCTTGCGGGTTTGCTCGACGAAGATCGGCAGGATCGGCTTGCCGCCGACCTGCGACTGGTACGTCGCGAGCTG